TTGGGGAAAAAATTTCCCAAGTTATTAATGGAGATACGGCAGTTGGATATGTTGCTTCATACGATGGTGAGACAAAAGTTTTAAAATACTTCAAAGATAGATCATTATATTATAATCCAGCATTGTACGATCAAACAGATTATATTAATGTAAGTACAAATGCAAATGAAAATATTGAATTTTCCTCCAGTGGGGGAAATGTAGTTTCTACTAGTGGATTTAGTTGTTCAATAGATTCTGGATTCAGTGGAATTACAACGATTCCACCTAATAGCAATAAAATTATAAATTTGGGAGTTGAATTCCAATATGGTCTTGCTAGTCCAGAGATAAATAAAGTATCGGGTGATATTATCTATATCGATAATAGACCATTGGTATCAAGAAATTTAAGACAAAAAGAAGACGTTAAAATCATCCTGGAATTTTAAAAATGGCACAAAAAACTAATCTTAATGTAAGTCCTTATTTTGACGACTTTGATGCTGATAAAGATTTTTATAAAGTTTTATTTAATCCAGGGCGACCAATTCAGTCGAGAGAATTAAATACAATCCAATCAATTTTACAAAATCAAATTGAATCCTTTGGTAGTCATATATTCAAAGAAGGATCTATGGTTATTCCCGGAGGAGTAACTTATGAAAATAGATTTCATGCAGTAAAATTAAATCCAACGACATTTAATATTGACATTTCAGTTTATATTGAACAATTTATTGGAAAAACCATTATTGGGCAGTCTTCAGGAATTAAGGCATCTATTCAATATATAAGTTTTCCTGATAATGGAAATGTAGAGTATATAACGTTATATGTAAAATACTTAGAATCTGGATCTGATTTTTCTACATCAGTTTTTATAAATGGAGAATCTTTAATTTGTACTGAAAACGTAACCTACGGAAATACAGTAATTAATGCTAGAACTGTTTTTGCATCATTAATTTCTGACAATGCCACTGCATTGGGATCTTCAGTATCAATTTCAAATGGTGTATATTTTGTCAGAGGATGTTTTGTAAAAGTTCTGAATCAAACCATAATTTTAGATAATTATACGAATTATCCATCATATAGAGTTGGATTAAAAATTATTGAAGAAATAATCTCAGCCAAAGATGATAAATCATTATATGATAATGCCAAGGGATTTAATAATTACGCAGCACCAGGAGCTGATAGATTTGCAATAATATTAGAACTAACTAAAAAACCATTATATGATTATACTACAGATACAGATTTTGTAGAACTTTTAAGAGTTAAAAGTGGCAATATTGAAAAACTTGAAACAAAAACTGATTACAATTTAATCAAAGATTATATTGCACAGAGAACTTTTGAGGAATCTGGAAATTATACTGTAGAACCATTCACCATTACTGTGAATAATTCATTAAATAATAGACTTGGAAATGATGGTCTATTTTTTGGCGGAGAAAAAACAAATCAAAATAATGATCCTACAGATGATTTGATGTGTGTTAAGGTTTCTCCAGGAAAAGCCTATGTTATAGGTCATGATGTTATGAAATCTGGAACAACTGTCATAGATGTCCCCAAACCAAGAGATACTCAAAAAGTTTTGGGATTTGGAGTTCCATTTAGTATGGGGAATATAATTAGAGTAAATAATGTTTCTGGATGTGCGGTACAAAATCAAACAATTGATTTGTATGATAGAAGAGTAGGTGATTCTGGAGTTAAGATTGGAGATGCTAGGGTATATTCTTTCAATTTAACAGATGCGGCATATGTAGACAGAACTACTAATTGGGATTTATATCTTTATGATATTCAAACTTATACGGAAATAACACTTAATAGTGCAGTATCCAATACAGAATTACCAGCAACATCATATGTTGTTGGTAAGAGTAGTGGAGCATCTGGATATGCAGTATCTGCTGGAGGAGGTTCCATCAGAATTAAATTGAGACAAACTTCTGGGTCATTTTCTATTAATGAGCAATTGATAATTAATGGTGTAGAGTCATATGTAAGAAGTGTACAAAGTATTAAAGTTTATAGTGCTAAAGATATTAAATCAGTATATCAATCAGGATCCCCAACATTTACTGCAGATACTGTTTTAAATAAAACTATTCCAAATGGATTTAGTATTAATAATCAGATAACTGTTTCTGTTGGTGGAACTATTACTTCACCAAATAAACTATTTTCTGGTATTGCTACCAATTCAATTATTAGGTATGGAGTAACTGGATTTTCTACCGAGACTTATAATAGGGTAGTATCAGTCTCTGCAGATGGTCTATCAATGAATGTTGTGGCGATACCTACTGTATTGGGCGTTTGTGTTGGCAGTCTTCCACCTACAGAGACTAGATCTTCACTTTTTATGGCAGATTCTGCAATTCTTAAACAAGAAGATGCGTATCTATATACCGAATTGCCAAACCCAAACATTGCAACTGTAGATTTATCAAATTCAAATATAAGTTTTTCTGCAGAATCAAATATTTCTACAACTGTTACTGGAAATACTTTAACAGTATCTGCTTCAAATTTCAATCTTCCTGCAGGTATTTCTCAAGCATCTTTCCAAGCATATGATGAGCAGAGATATTCTATTCATTATACTGACGGTACTATAGAAACATTAACTGGAAATGAAGTTGTAATAAGTTCTAATCAGGTTACATTTTCAGGAATTTCAAATAAAACTATACATAAAATTAAAGCAACTTTTATTAAATCTGGAATTCAATCTAAGGTAAAAACTTTTAATCGTAGTAATAAATTAGTTGTAAATCTATCAAAATATAATTCATCCGGAAGTGGTATCAGTTCATCTATTAATGATGGATTGGTATATAATCAATATTATGGATTGAGAGTTCAGGATGAAGAAATTTGTCTAAATTATCCAGATGTTTCATCAGTATTGGTAGTTTATGAATCATTAGATGTTGATGTTCCACAATTAGATCAACTATCATTTTCATCTATTGTTAATGTAGCATCAAATTCAATTATTGGGGAAAATATTATTGGAAAAACTAGTAATACTCTTGCCAGAATAGTTGCAAAACCTGGAGCATCTCCAAACAATTTGGAAATTGTTTATTTGAATTCAAACAGATTTTTTGCAAATGAGGAAGTTTTATTTGAAGAATCCAATATTATTGCAGAAATAGATATGATTATTTCTGGAAAATATAAAGATATTACCAATAATTTTAAATTAGATAAAGGTCAAAGAGATCAATATTATGATTATTCTAGATTAATAAGAAATAGAGGAGAAAGTGAACCTGCAAGAAAATTATTAGTAGTATTTGATCATTACTTGGTTTCTGCTACCGATAATGGTGATGCATTTACTGTACTTAGTTATCAAAAAGATAGATTTGCAAGAGACATTCCATATATTGGATTAAGACAAGTAAGAGCATCTGATACTTTAGATTTTAGACCAAGGGTTTCATATTTTAGTGGATCTTCATCATCACCTTTTGATTTTTCTTCCAGAAGTTTATCAATATCAACTATTTTTAAACCAAATGAAAGTTCACTAGTATCATATGATTATTATCTTGGTAGAACTGATAAATTGTATTTGGATAAGTATGGAGCTTTAGTTGTACAAAAAGGAATTTCCTCAAGAAATCCAAAAGAACCATTAATCAATCAACAAGTATTAGAATTAGGTACAATTTATTTGCCCCCATATCTTTATGATCCTAAGGATGCAAAAATATCTTTAATTGATAATAGAAGATATACAATGAAGGATATTGGAAAAATTGAAAATAGAGTTGAAAATCTTGAAAAAGTCACCTCCCTTTCTTTATTAGAACTTAATACCCAATCCTTACAAATTCAAGATGCTGATGGATTCAATAGATTTAAAACAGGATTTTTTGTTGATGATTTTAAAACCACAAATTTAATTGATTTAAATGCTTCTTTATGTGAAGTTAATGATCGAACAAATCAATTAACACCAATAATTTCTAGAAATACCTTAAAGAGTCAATTAGTACCTGCAGCGTCTCTATCTGTTGGCAGTTTAGATCGCCAATCTAATTATCAATTACTGGATAATAGAGTACAAAAGACTGGTTCAGTAGTAACATTGGCATATGTGGAAACAGATTGGATTCAGCAACCATTTGCTACATTAGTTGAAAATGTAAATCCATTCAATGTTATAAACTATAATGGATTAGTAACATTAACTCCAGCGAGAGATACTTGGATTAGAACTATACAATTAGACAATAAAGTTCTTACTCATTCAAATACATTAAATCTCCAAATAAATACAGAAACTAACAGATCTAATTTAAATAGAGTTGATAATACATCAAGTGCTGGCACTGGATTGTCTGACAGGACTGTTACAGTAGCAGATACATTTACAACTTTAAGTAGTAATACAACAACTCAGACTTCAAATACAAGATCTAGTGATACTAATACTTCACAAACAGAAGAAACTGCATTTGTCACTCAATCAAATGAAATTTATATTAGGTCAAGAAATACTCAATTTGTAGCATCTAACCTAAAATCGGGACAAAGATTTTATCAGTTTTTTGATAATAATAGTAGTGTAGATTTTATACCAAAATTAATTGAGATTTCACAAGATATAAATCTCACAAATCCAGGATCATCTGGAGCATCTTTCATTATTGGTGAAAGAGTCATCGTATATAATGCTGCAAGATTGATAGCATCTTTCCGTGTTGCACAACCAAATCATAAATTTGGTCCATTTGATGCTCCAACAATTACTTATGATATAAATCCATATTCCAGAGATGAATCTTTACCTAGTAATTATAGTACATCAACACCAATTTTAAACATAGATACATTTTCTCTAGCTGATGAAACAGATCCAAGATATTTTGGTTATTTGGTGCCAGTCTCGGTTATAATCGGAACAACAAGTGGTGCTACTGCATTTGTTAAAGACTTAAGACTAATATCTGATAATGCCGGAGATTTGATTGGATCATTCTTCCTAAGAGATCCAAATACAAACCCACCCCCAACTGTCAGAATAACTACTGGTAATAAGACATATAGACTCACTTCAAGTCCAACGGATGAAAAGCAATTATTAGGTAGTACTGATATTTCATCTGCACAGGTCAATTATCTTGCTGAAGGTACCACACAAATGTACCAAGATATCATCCGTAGAAATGTTATTACTGCCAATTTGGATCATACTCAAATTGTCAATACTACCACATTAACTGAAACAACTCGAACAGCAGTATCACAATTTGAATTACCACCTGAAGAATTAAATTTCATTACCAATATTACTCAAGATATTACAAATGTTACAAATGTTACAGAGGTTACAGAGGTTACAAATGTTACAAATATTATTCAGCAGCAGGCAGAGAGACATACTGATCCTTTGGCACAAACCTTTACGGTCGGAGTTTCAATAGATGCTGTTGCAAACCAATCATTTACAGAAGATGTTAATGGAGTTTATGTCACTTCTGTTGATTTATATTTTAGAAGTAAGAGTACAAATAACAAATCAATTACAGTTCAAATAAGAACTGTTGAATTGGGAACTCCAACATTAATGGCTATTGGTGGTGTGGTTTTAAGTCCAAGTCAAATTCAAACTTCAGAAGATGCTTCTGTTCCAACCAGATGCACATTCCCAAATCCATTATTTTTACCCCCAGGAAATGAATATGCTCTGGTTCTTTTGGCTCCAGAATCTGATGAATATGAAGTTTGGATCGCTGAAATGGGGCAAAAAACTATTAATACCGCCGAACTTCCAGATGCTGAAAGTGTAAGATACACAACACAATTTGCGGTTGGAAGTTTATTTAAATCGCAAAATGGATCTATTTGGACTGCAAATCAGTATCAAGATTTGAAATTTAAGTTATATAAGGCCGCATTTACTCAATCTAGTGGAACCGTATTCTTCCAAAATCCAGACCTAGGTAGAGGTAATAATTATATTAAGAGGTTGTTTGCAAATCCGCTTACAACTTATCCAAGAAAAATTAAGGTTGGTATCACTACAACTTATAATTCCAGTTTAATTTCCCAATTAACGACTGGTAGAAAAGTTAGTGAAAACCTAAAAAACTATAATTATGGTTATATTGTAGGAACTGGGTCATCAGTATCATCTTTAAGTCTTACAACCGGTGGAAGAAATTACGTTACGGACACTTTAGTCTCAACATATAATATTACTGGACAAGGTTCTGGATTAACTTTAAATATTTCAGCATCAAGTGGAGTAATTACAGGAACTCCAACAATTGTAAGTCCAGGAAATGGATATGCAATTGGTGATATTGTTGGAATTGTAACATCAACTGTTTCTTCAAACACTGGAGAAGGTGCTAGCATCACCATTACTGGAAATAGCAATTCTATAGATACATTATATCTGAATAATGTACAAGGAAATCAATTTGGTGATGGGTCATTCTTAAGTTACTTTGATAATTCTGGAAATAGAGTTACTTTAGGATCTACCTACATTAGAGGAAATTCAGTTCCATATGGATCAAACTATGGTGGCAACTATGTTAAAGTCAATCATTTCAATCATGGAATGTATGCAAATAATAATAGAGTAACATTATCTGATGTTAGATCAAATGTTGCACCTATACCTCTAATATCCGATCTAGCGTCTTCAGATGTATTAATTAATGTTTCTGTAGCAGATACTACTAATTTTAGAATTTTTGAAGGTATTCCTGTAAGTGCAGCAAATCCAGGATATTTGCAAATTAATAATGAAATTATTGAGTATACATCTGTGGGAGTTGGAATTATTGAAAATCTTACAAGAGGTATAGATTCTACAATTCCAATTAATCATTTAACAAACGATTTAATATACAAATATGAGGTTAATGGTGTATCATTGAGAAGAATTAATACAACTCATGATATTAGTGATTATGGGATGGATATTGATAGTTACCATATTGAAATTAGTTTGAATGGTAATGATGTTGATGGTGGAGTAGCAACATTAGGTCCAGATAGAAGTGTTGATGGATTAATTGATGGATCTGGATCTGATGCTCCCAGATTAGGATTTAATTTGGAGTCCACATGTGGAGGAACATCGGTATTTGCGTCCGAAAATATTATTTTTAATAGTGTAATACCAATGTATCAAATCATTGCACCATCAGGAACTACTGGAGTAAATGCTCAGATAAGAACTGTAAGTGGAACAAGTGCAAGCGGAACAGAAATTTCTTTCGTTGACCAAGGTTATGAAGATGTTGAATTAAATGCAGAGAATGTATTAAATTCTACAAGAATAGTATGTTCTCCAGCAAATGAAAGTGAATTTTTATCCAGTATGCCAAGAAATAAATCTTTCTTGACTGCTATTACCTTGACAACAAATAATTGGAACGTATCTCCAATGATTTTCTTAGACACTACATTCACTGAATTTATAATTGGAAGATTAAACCGACCAATTTCAAACTACGCAACTGATAAGAGATCAAGTTCTTTAACAGATGATCCACATTCTGCAATTTATGTTTCGAATACTATTAGATTGTCACAACAATCAAATACCTTAAAAGTTTTTGTTGCTGCATATAGGCATTCATCTGCAGATTTCAGAGTTTTGTATAGTTTAATTAGACCAGATTCATCTGAAATTGAACAAGCATATGAACTTTTCCCAGGATATGATAATCTAACAATAGATAACAACCAAGATGGTTATCTTGATGTCGTAGATCCTTCTAAAAATAGTGGATTACCAGACATTGCTGTTCCTTCAAGTCTACAAAATCAATTCTTAGAGTATCAATATACAGCATCCAATATTGGACCGTTTACTGGATACAAAATTAAAATTGTAATGTCCGGAACAGATCAATCAAGATATCCAAGATTAAAAGACGTAAGAACTATTGCATTAGCATGATGATACCAGTAGAAGGGCATACAAATTTATTTCGAGATGAATATAGTGGTGCAATAATTAATACAGATAGTGTATCATATGATCAGTATAATAATAGTCTAATTAGTAGAAAATCTCAAAGACAAGAAATTGAACAAATGAAGGACGACATTTCAGAAATTAAAAATCTATTAAAGGAGATAATTAATGGATCCAAATGATATTATATTAGAGGATATTGGTAAATTATTTGAATATGAAAAACATGCTAGAACTATTGAAAATATGGATATTGAACAACTAAAAATTTTTGCAAAATTATATTGCAAATTGTACTTAAAACAGCAAGAAGTAGTAAAAGATTTAATATCTTAATAAATAATTAAAAATAGTTGCAAATAATGGCAAAACCATCGTCAAGACAAGAGTTAATTGATTACTGTTTAAGGCGTCTTGGAGCCCCCGTGTTGGAAATTAACGTTGACGATGACCAAGTTGATGATTTAGTTGATGATGCCCTTCAGTACTTCCATGAAAGGCATTTTGATGGTGTTGAAAGAATGTATTTGAAATATAAAATTACTCAAGCAGATATTGATAGGGGAACTGGAAAAGGTACTAATGGAGTAGGAATTAAAACTACTACAGGAACATCTGTAATTAATGGCGTATCAACAAATTTTAATTTTTATGAAACTGCCAACTACATTCAAGTTCCAGATTCTGTCATAGGAATAGAAAAGGTTTTTAAATTTGATACAAGTTCAATTAGTGGTGGAATGTTTAGTATTAAATATCAATTATTTTTAAATGATTTATACTATTTCAATTCGGTTGAACTATTACAATATGCTATGGTAAAAAGTTATTTGGAAGATATTGACTTTTTACTCACAACAGATAAGCAAATCAGATTCAATAAAAGACAAAATAGGATGTATTTGGATATTGAATGGGGAGCACAAAAAGCAGATAGTTTTTTAGTAATTGATTGCTATAGAATTTTAGATCCTAATGACTTTACCAAAGTTTGGAATGATAGTTTTATAAAAAAATATTTGACAGCATTGATTAAAAGACAATGGGGACAAAATTTAATTAAATTTAGAGGAGTTAAACTTCCTGGAGGAATTGAATTAAATGGTAGAGAAATATATGATGATGCAGAAAGAGAGATAGAGGATATTAGATCAAAAATGGCTCTCGAATATGAACTTCCACCCTACGATTTTATTGGATAATGGCACTTAATCCATTTTTTCAACAAGGTTCTTCTAGCGAACAAAGACTAATACAGCAACTAATCAACGAACAGTTGAGAATGTATGGTGTTGAAGTTGCATATATTCCAAGAAAATTTGTAAAAAAAGAAACAATCATTAGAGAAGTTAGTACTTCAAAATTCAATGATAATTTTATGATTGAAGCATATGTTAATACATATGATGGATATACTGGGGCTGGAGACATACTGACAAAATTTGGTATGAGTCTCAAAGATGAAGTAAATTTGGTCATATCAAGAGAAAGATTTGAGGATTTCATATCTCCATTTTTAGAATCAATGCCAGATGATGAAATTACTGTTACAACTAGACCAAGAGAAGGAGATATAATATACTTTCCTTTAGGTAAAAGATTATTTGAAGTTAAATTTGTAGAACATGAGAAACCCTTCTACCAATTAGGGAATTTATATGTTTATGAACTACAATGTGAATTATTCGAATATGAAGATGAAGTTGGTGGATGGGAAGGAATGAATACTACAGTCGATGAAATTGACACCACATTGAAAGCACAAGGTTATATTAGTGATTTGGAATTATTCGCATTTACAAATCAAGCACAGGCAACTGTTGGAATATCTAGTGGATATATTAGAAGAATAATACTCAATAATGATGGTTATGGTTATACATCAACTCCTACGGTAGCCATAAGTTCAGCACCATCTGGAGGAACTAATGCTACTGCGGTTGCAATTACATCATGTATAGGTGGAGTTTGTTCCATTGATAGAATTTTATTGACAAATGCCGGGGCAGGATACACTACAACTCCAACAATATCATTTATTGGTGGTGGTGGATCTGGAGCAG